AGATATAAGTCTTTTTTTAGGTTCATAAACATAAAAATTTCTATATTGACCTATTTGGTATTTATTATTGATTAGTTCATTTCTTAATTGAATTAAATTATATTGATCAAATTCTTTAAATTCCAAGTAAGAAAATGTTTCCTTTTTACCTTTACAGGTATTTTTATAAGCTAATTGTAAATTATTAATATCTACAATTTTTTCAAATAAGTTTCTATATTTTAAACCCATATTATTGACAATGCGTTTCTATATTTCAATACTCTGCAATACATCAAATCTAAGTTTTGTATTTGCCGAAGCAGGATAAGAAAGCTGATCGTAAAGATCAAACATAGTAGGCTTGTGGCGTTACTATAGTTTAAATTCATATCACAGACGCCACGAGACCCAATATTGTTATTAGAATTAGTTGGAGCATTATTCCATTTAGAATTACGTGATCCAGAGTTAGAAGTATTATTCCAATTACCACCGAGTTTCACGACGTGACTATATCTCTCTTACCCTTTTTATAACTAATCCACGAATCCATACAAAGAATACAATCAGACAATAATTGCTGAGAATAACCTTGTTGTTTAAGTGTTAATGCTTTCACATTTTTATTAGTCATAAATCTTAAATAAAATCTTAATAACGACATGCCTGAATCTACTAAATACATCTTAGATATTTGATTAGATTTACCAGCATCATTAATAAGTTGAACTTGTTTTAATAAACATTCTAATATTTGTTTTTTTAATATACCATGTTTTCTAGGTATGTTTTGTATGATTGGATATAAGTAATTTATAACCTTTTCATATTTTTCCACAATATTCATTTGTTTGTGATTAATCGTTAAATCTTTAATAATGGTTTTCACCATTATTCGTTTGTTTTATGATCACAGACGCCACGAGACCCAATAAGGAAACTAGAATTAGTTGGAGCATTACTCCATCGAGAACCACGTGATCCAGAGTCAGAAGTATCATTCCAAACACCACCGAGTATCACGACGTTAGATAGATTATAAGTTGAACCACGACCTTCAGTATTAGCAGTCCAAGCCGAAGAACCATTTGGTCCACCAAAATGATTACCCCAAGTATACATACAACCAGTTGATTGGATAACACCCCATTTAGAAGTAAAGTTATCGTCTGTTGCACTCATTTGTGTTGTAGTTGGGTCACTTCCTCTTGAACTTGCTTCTGTAGTTCCATAAGCTAATGCAGAAAATTCTTGATAAGTAGGTGGTCTTTTCCCATGAGAAGATAATAGTTCAGCTTGTTCCCACCAAGTATAAGAACCATAAGTTGTTGAACCATTACCACCAAATAAACTTGGTACTTTAGGTGGTGAACTTCCATCTGCTATTGTAACATTATAATAAGATGTTCCATTAGTATGATGGTCAACTCCTGTTAAATAAATATCTGACCAAAAATGTCCACCAACTAAAGTCATTCCTCTTGGGTCTGGACAATTAGGTTTCCATTTTAAATCCCATAATGAATATTCGTTAATTGATGCAGTAGTATCTCCACCTGATGTTCCTGTTGCGTTTCCACCTGCTGCATAATGAAATCCACCTACTTTTCTAGCATTTGCTGATGGTGGACTAACATGGTCTGTAGTTGCTTCTAAAGCACCAGCAGTTGTACACCAAATAGCATAATCTGTTCCAGCTGTAGCTGATGGCATAGTAATAGAAGTTGCTGAAGCTATAGTTTTAACATCACCATTAACTTCAATGTATAATCCTGTGTTAGTCTCCATTGTGAAAGCACCTGTTTTATCCCAAGCAACAACTGTTGGGTCAATTTTAGAAAATAATCCATATGCTATACTTCCAGAAGAAGCATCACCCCAAGAAATATCAGTACCATCTGTTGTTAAAAATTGACCAACAGTACCAGTTGTTAAAATTGATGTAACAGCACTAGCATTTCCATAAAGAATACTTCCTCTACTTAATGCGTCTAATTTATTTAATTCTGTTGCAGTAGAAGTTACTCCGTCAAGAATATTTAATTCAGCAGTAGTTGATGTAACACCATCTAATTTATTTAATTCTGTTGCAGTAGAAGTTACTACTACATCTTCATTTATTTTAGGTGAAGTTAAAGTTTTGTTTGTAAGCGTTTCTACTCCAGCAAGTGAAACTTCTGATGCACTATCTGCCCAATCTATTGTGTTAGCTGTAAAATTAATAGTTCCTAAAAGAATATCATCAGCACCATCATACATTTTTAAAAGTTGTGCAGTTGCAGCACCAGATGTGTCTAACCAAATAGTTCCCTCAACAGCAGCACTAGGTCTTGATGTTCCTGAATTAGAAGTATTAATAGCAGACAGAGCATTATTTAAGTCTGTTCTAAAAGCTGGGAATGATTGGTTATCTATAGTATAATCGTGTTGGCTCATAATAATTTCTTATATCCTTTTTAGTACCCTTTTGCAATATAATCAAATGTTTTAGATACTGCTGTTCCACTTGAATTTTTAAATGTTACATTAAAACCATTGATTGTTTTTGATTCTATAATAAAAAAATCTCCAGTTGCCATATTTTCTCCTGTAATTCCAACTGCATAATTAACAGATTTATAAGGGTTTGTAAATGTTACAGTTTTAACAGCTGCACCAGAAGTTATATCATTACCACTAAATATTCTATCAGGCATATCTATTGTAACCGATACTTCTTCTACAACAGGAGTTGAAGCTAAATCACTTGAAGTTAAGATTACTCTAAATTTAAAATATCTAGCAGTATATTCTCCAATTACAAAGTTTTGAAAAGCTGTGTAAGTAGAGTTATCATCACTTGTTGCAATCTCAATATGAGCATTAGAATTAGATGGTGTATCTCCATCAAAATTAGAAGAAGCTACATCAAATAATCCTGATCTATTATCAAATAAATCGTCTGGGTTATTAGAAGTTTGTTTTAGAGTAGCTGTTAATCTTGCAGTATGTTTAGCACCTATATCAATGACATCTGCAAATAAATAATTACCACTTGCATAAAAATCTGCATTAGCAACACCAGAATCAAAAAATCTAGTTGTTTCTGTATCAAAATTTCCACTTGCTGAATCAAATAATTCTGATGAATCTAGTTGAATAGTGCTATCCATTTTTATTGTATTTGTAAATGTTCCTAAAAAATCAGGGTGTTCTGATTGACTAGCTACTGCGTTAAAATTTAAAACACTTACAACATTAGAAATAATAGCTGTTTCGTTAGAACTAAAGTTTCCTAGTTTATCAACTGCTTTTATTAAGTAAGTTCCTACTCTTGCTGGTACATTTATTGAAGTTGCTGGTCTTGATACTTTTTCAACTAAAGATACCGAGTTTGCCCAATCTCCATTTCCATTTGTTAAAGAAGAATATCTAATTTGATAATAAGCTAAATCTAAATCTGGTACTTGTCTCCATGATAAGTGTGCTTCTTGTCCTAAAATATTACAAGAAAAATCTTCAACATCTTGTGGTGGTTCAATAGCACCAATTATAGTTCTTGTTGTCGTTACATAAGTTGAACTAACTCCTAAAGTATTTACAGCTTTAACCCTTACGTTATAAATTCTTTGATCTATTACATTTAAGACTCTATGTTTTAATCCTGAACCTTGTGCATATATAATATAATCTGATTCTGTACTTAATTTGTATTCCACTTGATAGTAGTCCACAAAACTATCTGTACTAGCACCTACAGTTACATTTAAAGCTACAATTACAGTTCCATCATTATATTCAATTAATTCATCATCTAATGTAACACTTGCTGGTGGTTGGATAGTAAATGGGTTAGGTAAATTTGTACTAGGTGTTGCTGCTACTTGTGTTTTTGTAGCCCATGTATAATGAGAATCTTGATGTTCCATTAAGTCTAAACCTAATGTAAAATCTTCATTAAAATTAATTCCTAATACTCTAAATTGTTTATTGCTAAATCCTAAACTAGAATGTGTTACTCCTAATATATCTCCTATTGCTATATCATAAGCACTAAAACTAACATTGATTGTTAAGCCTAATGCTTCTCTTGATCTTCTTAATATAACTTCTGCTAGTTCTAATGCTTGATATGGACTTGTAATTGTTTTCATATCAAATCTTCCCTCTAATAAAAATTCACCATCAACAGTTTTCATAGCTGCGTGTTTATCTTCTGCTGAATAACTACTATCGTCTATTTCAGGAAATTGTACTTCATCAACTTGATAATTTCTATCTGGATTAACATAAGAAATAATTACTCTATTGTATTTTGAATTTTTAGTTGGACTTGCTAAAGTATAACCACCAATAATATCATCTTCTGTAATTGTAATTGATGATGAACCTGTTGTTTCAATAATTAATTTATATTTTCCACTAACATAAGGAAGATACCCTCTTGAACCTTTTAAAAATTCTCTTACATTATCTATAACTGGACTTGATGTATCTATAATCGCATTACAATCCATTACATCTATTGTAGTTGAACCATAAGCTGTAACCTCTGTATCACAAATTCCTGATGCAGTATAAAAACTTGGTATATCAATATTTCCTATTGGTAAGCCTTTTCCATATCTTGTATTAGTTAAATAATCTAATAAACACCATGATGGGTTATTTGAATAAGTAGCAGTTTGTGCAACAGAACTTGAATTATAAGCTACTACTTTTTTACCTTGTACTATTGATTGAACTTTAGGAACTCCAGTAAATGCGTCTTGATTCCATTTAAACTTTAAAGCTAAATAAGAAAGCCCTGATAGTTTATGATTACTTCCCCAATTATCTAATCCTGATAATAAACTTGATGCTGCTTGTCCATCAGTTCCATAATGTGGTTCAACTGTAATTAAACTTGTAGAATCTTTATAAAAATTAGAATCAGAAGTATTAACTGTAACTTGTGTATTATCTGTTAGATCGCCTGACCATGTAACTGTTTTTTCATCTATATTAATTGAAGTTATATCGTTTATCTCTCCCTCTGATAAAATTATAGCCATGTATAAAAATTCATTATCTGTACCAGAAGTTTCTAAAAATACTCTAGTTCCACCAATCATTCTTTCTCCATAAATTACAGGAATGTTTGCGTCATTAGATTGTTTATTTAATAAGATTCCTTTTTCGTAATTATCAAAGTCATTAGTACCAAAGTCTGGCATTTCAGGAACTTTAGGTCGCATTAACCAAGCTATTCCAAGACTAATAACCAATGAAGTAATAGGATTAAGATTAGCAAAAAATGTACTTACTGACTTAAATGCACGAGTAATACCACTAAATCCAAAACGCATTATGATCTACCCCACTTAATATCTTGTACTGTTTCAGAACTAAAATCCATTCCTACATCTGCACTAAAGAATCTTTGTTGTGAAGTGTTGTTTGTTTTTCTACCATTCTTTTTATCAAAGTCTGCCCAATGAGATACTACTGATATATTAACTGTGCTAGTTGTTTCAGATTCATTAATAGAAAAACTTTCTATGTTGCCTGAATATAAAAGAAATGGGTCTGCAATAATAGAATTATCATCAGCTAATAAACCTCTATAAATAGTTACAGCATCATTAACTACATTTTCTGCTAAACAAACTGAAATAAATGTTTGGTCTGCACCTGATAAAGATATTGTTAAACTTGATTTAGTTATATCTGCTTGTTCTGTAAAATTAGAAAAACCTAATATAAAATCACTTGTTAAATAAGTAATTGCACCACCTGATATTGATGATGTTAATGGAAATGAACAATCTGTAATATTAATAGGAGTACCAAAACCGATTGTAATAAGATGGAATGGTCTAATATCATTAGTCGCTAATTCGTTCTTTAATGCTGTTGTCAGGCTTCTCGTCATATTCCTCGAATGTTCTTCTAGTTACTTTAATTTTATCATTAACAATATAATTAGCATTTTTAGATGGTTCACTATATTTACCTTTATTTAAAGATTGAGAATTAAAATCATCAGCTTCAATTATTTCTTCTGCCA